AGTAGGATAGCTTTACTTTTTATTTTCGTTCCTTTGTTGTCTGCGATACTCTTCAGCTTTCTTATCCCAGTACTTTTTATTTCTTTCGGCAATCATTCTTTCATGATCACTCACCAGATGTGGTATAAAATCTTGCCCATACTCTGGATAATCTTCTTTGCGTTTCTCGACAACCCAGACCAAACAAAGAACATAAAATATTAGAACTAATATAACACCACCAATCCACCACATCTCTTGTTTCAGTTTTTTAATCTTACGTTCACGACGAGCAGCTGCTGCCTGTTCAATACGCATTTGTTTGGCAATTTGAGACTTTTGTTCTTTGCCTAACTTTTCCATCATCTCATTGACTTCTGTCCAAAGAGCACCTAGTTCTGGTGGACTTTGATAGATCATCAATTCACGTAATTCAATTTCCATTTGCTCGAGTTTCTTACGCATCAACACACGCTGAAGCGCACGTTTACCTAAGCTGGCATCACCAGTATAAACTTGAGTCTTGCTTCTTCTTTCTTCTTCATCAAAGACTGCCTTACACTTTGCCATGTTGTCAAAGTAAGCACCAAGTTGTTCGCCAATTTCAGAGTATACATCACCTGGATCTTTTTTAGATAATTCCTGAACACGTTGCTTTTCTTCAATGAGCTGTTTCTTAGCTTCTGGTGGAACAGCCTTACCTTCATATTTCTTATGGAATTGCTCATCAAGGTCTTTAAGTATACCTTTTACATCACCAGTAACACCCTTAATTTCTTTATATAAAGCACATCCCTTCTTGACAGCAGCAACTGCTCCATTAGCGAGCGCAAATAGGGTGATTGGATCCATTGCAGTTAACCTTTCGTGTTAACTGCATGGCTTGGGGTATTGTTTTCTGGTGTGCTGTGGTTCGAATCGATGACGAATGTCAGTAATGTATCCATGATAAAAAGCACCGCAGTTCCTGCGTTCTTTTTACTCATATTTTCCTAATTGAAAGGGAGATCTCCCTCTAAATTATTTAGGTTTTTGCAACTCGTCTACTTCAATTTCAATAGGTTCAGCGTATACTGATTGAACCTTCTTTAAGAACGATTCGGTTTTAGCTGGCTTTGCGCCAACTTCCTGCATATATCGTCCTATTTCTTTATCTTCAACTCTTTGATATAGTGGTGGTTCCCAGTCTTTAGTTGGAGCATCTACCTCTATGTTAAGTAACTCTTCTGTTGGTTGTTCTTCAGTAACAGATTCTGAAACTGTTTTAGAAACATTATGAGTAACAACTGGTGCTGGGTCATTTTCTTGCCATGGCCAATTTTCTGACCACTTCATATCAACAGGGTCTTCCTTTATTTCCTGTAACTCTTCTGCTGTTGGTTTTTCACCAACATCTGCCACATAATATGGAGGATGCTCTTCCTCTTGTTTTCTAGGAACTGCATAGTATTTCATATTCCAATTAGCAGCAACCAACATTAAAACTGCCAATGGATCAAATACAGCAACAATCATTATGATGACAAACCTAACTGCTTTTTCTAAAACATTATTATCAGGATTGTCACCATAGATTAATGCAGCAATATATTTTATTGGTCCAACTTCTGCTTCGATTTTACGGAGGTCTTTGGCGATTGGGGCTTTTTGGTCGTTGAGTTTGGAGATCTCTTTTTGAGCACTGGAGATTTCGTCAAGGATTCTGGCTCGCTCTTTTTGCTGACTTCTTCTGATTTGATTGGCTCGCTCAATTCCTTTGGCATCGTCTGTTCGACTGATGGTTTGATCATTGATTGAATCCATTTGACTAATTTGTTTACGAGCTGCATTTATATTCTCCTTTTGTATTGCTATTTTCTCATCAAGTATTGCGACTTCAGAAGCCACGTTACCAGTCGGCACTGCCTGATCCAAGTGTGCCTTGGATAAGTATCCAAAAATACCCATTGATGTGAGCATCATTAGAATCACTAGTGCTGTTAAGAAATACACTTTGAATAACTTTGGTATTTCTTTCCAATTACGGTACATCCATGAAGCCACAACAAGTTTGGATGCTTCAAGCAATCCACCCATGATGGCGATAGGAATTGCAGCTGCAGCAAAGATAGCCATCAATCCAAAGATGGCATAGTATGCGGCAACAGCAGAAAGAGATAACGCAACTGCAAATAGTAGATATGTCATAATTTATTTTTAATATGAGAACCATGGACTCGAACAGAAATCTGTCCATTATAATAGTCATCTGATTCTAATACTTTCCTCCCAAATTGTTCTCGTGCTTCTATGTATGAGCACTCAGCTTTAGACTTACAGAAGTACAAAATCTCTCGTGTGAAGTTTTCCTTCCCGAGAGACTCTACATCTTTATTTAGGTCTATACTTGAACCATAATATTCCATCCAGTCAGAATCAATCTTACTTCTAACCTTCTTCTTTTTCTTTGTTCCATTTTTTAACTTAACTACCTTGTAAGTTGTTTTGGAAAATTTCGATAGTTTTTTGCCGATGTACATACGACTGTTGGCTTTGTTTACAATTAAGTATACAAAGCCAACACAGTCTTCAGGTAGTTCTTCTACAATTTTATTCTGGTAATACCAACTCATTCTTCATCTGTGAAGTCGTCCTCTTCTTCATAGATGTCCGCTGAACATACTGGACAATATACAATATCCGATGTTGAGTGGTCATCTCCTTTGAGGATGATCTTTCCTCTTGCCTCGCATGATTCACACTCAAAGTATTTAGTTGCCATTTACCAGTCCTTTAATTAGAAACTACGTGTATAACTCAAACGCCATGCATCTTTCTCTTCATCACCATAAGAACGTGAGAACCGAACAGCAACTGCGTCCAGTTTAGTAGGTGCATATCCTACTGTGGCATGTACACGTTGAGTTTTGTAGGCTTTACCACTTTCAAACGCATTGCGATAACGACCACCTACATCACCAGTGAAACCTGCTACCAATGGAAACTTGACACCTGCGTCGATAGCATAGGTGCTAAAGTGTGTGCTACTAGTGATACGTTCACCTAGTCGTCCACCCAAGTAGAATGCACCCAGTGATTTTCTAGCACGAACTTCTAAACCTGAGCTGATTGAACCTGAACCTAGTGAAGTTTGGCTACTATTGCTTTTTAGACTGTAATCCCATCCTTCTGTGGTTTTGACACCAACTACTACAGCGTTAGAAATATTGTATACGTTAGTTACAGTATTTTCTTCTTCGCTATACTCATATGTAGCATAGCTGTTGGCGAGTGCTGACCCTGTGATCATTAATGCACCAATTGTTACTAATAATTTTGTTAATTTCATGTTTTCCTTTTAATTTAAATCAGGCAGCTTTGCCCCACACATCATCCCATGATCCAGACAATGCCCCTTTGGCATAGTCGGTCACACGATTTTCGAAGAAATTCCCATGCACAGGTGCATTGATCATTTCTTCAACCCATGGAAGTGGATTCTTTTTAACTTTAAAGATCCCCTTCATTCCTAACGAGATAAGACGACGATCTGCAATATAGCGGATGTACTTCTTAACATCTTCTGCAGATAGTTCACGCATATCAGCACCTTGATAGCAAAGATCGATAAACTTATCTTCAAGTTCAACCATCTTTTCAGCTATTGTATATATTCTACCTTTCAATTCATCATTCCAGATCTCTGGATTCTCTTTGATGAATTCTTTGAACAATCTAATCATATTCTCAGCATGCATTGTTTCGTCAACAATAGACCAAGTAACAATCTGTCCCATACCTTTCATAATACCATGACGTGGAAAGTTCAACAACATAATAAATGAAGAGAACAACTGCATCCCTTCAGTGAAAGCACTGAACACGGCAATGTGGGTTGCAGTTGAAGATAGATCACCATTCTTAGAACTTAGTTCTTTTACATAATCATGCTTGTCACGCATCTCCTGATATTCCAAGAACTCATTGTATGTTGACTCTGGCATACCAAGTGTCTCAATCAAATGAGAATATGCAGCAATATGTAGTGCCTCACGTGCAGCAAAACCCATAAGCATCATACGAACTTCTGGTTGTGGAAAGTATGGAAGATAATTCTTCACATATCCACCAGCTACGTCAATATCGCCCTGTGTGAAGAATCTAAAGATGTTAGTAAGGAATTGTTTCTCCTCTTTACTTAGCTTCTTTTTCCAGTCCTTCATATCCTCTGCCATTGGTACTTCTGTATGTAACCAATGTGCCTGTTCATGCTTTAACCATGCATCATATGCCCATGGATAGTTGAATGGTTTAAAGTATGTTCGTTCGTCAGTAAGTCTATTTGTTTTTTTAATCATCTTTTCTCCATTAATTCGTTAATCATTGAACGCAGATGCATCTGTTGATACTCCCACTTACCTTTCATATAACTGTAACTATCATACCACCATTCTTCTGCTTCTGCATGGCATCCAATCAATCCAATATTATCTTGAAACGCTGCCATCACATCGTCATTAGCATACTTAGCTATAATCTGCATTTTACTATAGTCACCAACTATCGCACATCCATCGTAGAAAAACATATTGGTTGGAATACCTTCCCAATAAACCTTTATATGTTTTGCATGAGGTCTACGAGTATCAGTATTTGGTCTTTTAATATATTGAACAGTGTCGATACCATTCAATATATTCAGATAGTGTTTACCTGCCCAGTAAGCACCCATACATATTCCAAGATACTTACCACCATTAGCCACAAACTTCCTTACTCTCTGTGCATTATTTTTAAAGAGTGAGTGGAAAGATTCAGAGTCTCCGATACCGCCTGGAACAATAACCATATCAACATCATCAAAAAAGTTATCTTCTACTTTGTTCTTAGAAAACAGCTTTATGTTATAATCATGACCAATAGTATTCATCACAGCATTACAACATTGTACAGAGCATTTAGGATCATATACAAACAGAGCGATAGTTTTCATTATCCCTCACATGCTAAACAATCGTTTCCTTCTGCAAGTGCATGTAAATCAATCTCTTTGATAACTTCACGTTCAATACGTTTTGAAACTTTATCTGCCTTAGCAATCTTATCAGAACGGCAGTAGTACATAGTCTTCAATCCTTGTTTCCATGCTTGGAAGTGCACAGCATGAATATATTTGATATGACTATCTGGTCTAAAGAATACATTGAGTGATTGAGCTTGGTCTATAAATACCTGCCTGTCTGCGGCATGCTGTACGACCCAACGCTGGTCAATTTCCATAGATGTTTTGAAAACATCTTTTGTCCACTCTTCCATCCAATCCAAGTGCTGAACTGAACCATCGTTCGCAATAATTGAACTCCATATTTCTTGTGCATCCGCTTTAGGGTTTGTCGCAACATAATTATTAACTACCTCGTCAAGATACTTATTCTTATTTAAGTGAGAACCTGATAGAGTGTCTTGGCGATAAGCATTGGCACGATAAGGTTCAATACTAGGAGAAGTATTGCCCATGAGAATGGAAGAAGAAGCATTGGGAGCAATAGCCATAAGATGACTAAAACGATTCCCAGTGCCCACTGCATCAGGAGCCTCACCACGCTCCAGTCCCAATTCTCTATTAGCCTCATCTAGTTTCTCTCTTATGTTTTTAAAGATTTGTTTGTTTCTTCCAACTGCGATTGATGATTCCCATGGGAGATTGTTTCGCTGTAGATAAGCATGCCAACCCAAAGCACCGATGCCAATACTGCGCTCACGCATTGCAGAATACTTAGCTCGGCTGATTGTGTCAGGTGCATTATCAATAAAATACTGAAGAACATTGTCAAGCATTTCTGCAACATCACGAAGAAATATAGGATCGTCTTTCCATGCATCATAATACTCTAAGTTTAGTGATGATAAGCAACATACTGCTGTTCGTTGTTCATTCGTTGGTAGGATAATCTCTGAACAGAGATTTGATTGGTGGACTTTAAGTCCTTTATCTTTCAACCACTGTGGCAGTTTACGATTAGATTCATCAATGAAATGTAGATATGGTTCACCAGTCATCATACGCATCTCAAGGATACGTTGCCACAATTCTTTTGCTGACACTGTCTCACGATGTTCATTGCTATGTGGATCAATCAACTGCCATGAATCATCTGCTTCTGGGTCAAGCATACAACGCTCAATTAGTTCCATAAATGCGTCTGGAATATTAATACCATGGTGCATATTCAGAGTACGCATGTTCTGATCACCAGTTGGTTTTCTCATCTCAAGAAAAGATATAATATCAGGATGGCTAATGTCCAAGTAAGCAGCGTAACTACCCCTGCGAGTACGACCTTGACGATAAGCAAGAGAACTCGCATCGTACATTTTAAGGTGAGGCATGACACCAGTCGATTTATCATCGGCAGAACGTATACCGAAACCAATTCCGACACCACCACCAAGCATGCTGAGCCAATTTGTTTCAGATAAGTTTTCAACTAAACCCTCTGCTGTATCTTCAATATAGTTAAGAAAGCATGAAATAGGTAGCCCACGCTTACTACGACCAAAAGAAAGAATTGGAGTACTATAACTAAGCCAATGATTGCTGGAGTAATTATACAGACGCTGAGCATGGTCTGGATTACTGCCAAAAGTGCTCGAAACATAAGCAAACCTTTCTTGAGGAGATACCTCATCATCTTTCATATAACTTTCTTTAAGTCTCAATCTTCCTAATTCGTCAAACAAATTATCACGAGTGTAATCAACTTTTATGCCATGCACAATTTCTTGCATATTTTTGCCCCAATATATTATAGTTTTACTAATTCAGTTGCCAAAGGAAATACTTCAGCAATAACTTTTGCGCATTCTCGTGCGACTTCTTGATGTTCCTTTTGTGTACCATTCGCAGATCTCAATTCTATAAAATGTATCCAGCTACGCAATGTACCATTCATGTATAAACGACTGACAGTCAATCCTTCTGGCAATACTGCTCTTGCTTGTTCTTTGGCAATACCATTAGTGATTGCCCATTCATAAGCATTCTTCGCTTCTTCAATTACTCGCTTTTGTCTTTCTTCCCACCAAGCAGCCAATGCTAGATTCGTATTCTCAACACTATTTTGACGATTCTTCGTATCTTGAAGTCGGGCTTCTCTAAGAACGAAAGATAAGTCTTTTGTTGGATCAGCATATCGCTGACTAAATTCTTGGAATGAGAAAGAACGATGACGTAATATTTGTCTTGCTATGTCACGAGTTGTTTCAATTTCTAAACATGCACTGACCATTTCTAATGGTGACCAATGTTGATGTTTAATTAAATACTTAATTAACTTTTCTGATGTCTCTGTGTTATTTTGATTGCTGGGGTTGCTTACCCTTGCGCAGAATGCTATAAGTTCTTGAACATCATACAGCCCTTGCTCAGCAATTTCTTTCGATGGATTACTATAACTTATCATTCTAACTTTCATATCTTTTTCCATTCACTATATCTAAGTTTAGCTTCAATTCCACGATAGGTGTTTGTATTTATTACTTCTAAAATTTCTTCTGGTGTCATTCCACCATGCAAAATCATATCATTAATGTCTTTGTGTTGTATTGTATCTGGAAACATACAAACACTTTACCAAGTTGTTTAACTATCTCTTTACTTCTTGGTTCATTATCTATAATTATTGTAGCATTTGATAAAAGGCTACGGATAGTAGGGGTATCAAAACTGGCTCCAGATACAGCCACGGCATTTGGTAGAAATAAACTGTCAATTGGTCCTTCAACCACATATATTCGTTTAGCATAATTTATCCTTTCGAGACCATAAACTTTCTCTTGAGTGTCATCTACTTTGATGGTATAATACTTAGGCTCTTCATTTCCATACGCTCTAGCACCATACGCAAAACATTTACCTGCATTGGTAAAGTATGGAATAATCATCCGAGGATGATCACCTTCAACTGGTTCCATAAATTTAGGAATTACGGTATTCGTATATGTCTTAAATTTAGGTGCAAAGTATAACAGATACCATTTATCTCTTGGTATCTTTCTATCTTCGATATATTTGATTGCTGGGTGCTTCGGATTTGTTAATGATAATGTATCAAGTCTTGTGAGAGATGACAAGATATCATCTTCTAATAAATCTTTTGTTGATGCACGTTCAAGGATTGGTGTGACATCTTTATGTGAATTATATGGACTGGCACCACCTTTATATCGTTCCAGAACATACTCATCATAAAGAACAGGATCAACATACTTGATAAGATTACCGATGTTTGTTCCATAACCACAATTGTGACACTTAACAAATAAGTCAGCCTGTGCACGATAAATGTAACCACGTGCCTTTAACTTATTTTTAGATGAGTCACCACACACTGGACATGAGTAGTTCCAGACATAATCTTTTTTTTGTTTGAAATTTCGCAAACGACTACCCAGAATTTGGGCGTATTTTGCATCAATGTATAACATAATGAAAACTCCACAGGTAAGGTAGTATTATACCCTACATATCATTACAAAGCAAATCTTATTTTAATAGATTTGCAAAAAAGCTGATGTGTCCTACGAGATATCCTATTGCAACAGCACCACCAATAACATACCACTTCCATTGCTCAAGAGAATCAACTCTACTACGAATCTTATCCAAGTCATTATTAACAGCAGAAGTTATTTTCTCATGCTGTTGCACGGAAACTGCAGCATTGGCATTCATCTTATGCTCAATGCGTGTTTGCATGTCGTCAATCTTATCAACGATCTCCCGATTGCTAGTTGTGATACGAGAATGAAGTTCCTTTATGTTTTCCTTCATTTCGGATACATTTTCCTTAATGGTTTCTACTTGGGATTCCAATTTAGCTAGTCTTTCTACATCTAAGTGTTCATTCATTTCGCACTCTCAAATATATCTTTTTGTGCTTTATACCAATCGATCCAAGTTTCTACTTTAATAGTACATTCATGATATTGAGAGTAATTTTCTGTTACAACTTTCAGAACATCACTCATTTTGGTGGTAGCTTCTGTTTGTTTAAGGGCTGGGCACTTCTCCATTAATTCTGTAGGAACCTCTGGGAAGTTTCTTTTTACTGGTACTAATAGTGAGCAACCAGTTAACGATATAATTAAAAGTAAAGATAAGAGTTTCATTTATCTGCTCCTATATTTTTAGCAGCGTCATTTAATATATCGACTGCTTCAGGTGCAACTTTACACTCAGCATCAATTATCTTTTCTTTCTCAACAATCTTTTCTTGTACAACTATTTGTACGTCTTTGACAACTTTAATCTTCTCAACGATCTTGGTCTTAATAACAGTATTGGTTTCTTTAGATTTAGCTTCAGCAATTGCTACTTTAGCTTCTGCTTCTGCAACTCTATCACGCCATTTTTGTTCTGTATCAATACCACCTTGGAAATAAATTCCGCACATCAAGACTATAACAGAAACGATCTGAATCGGTAATCTGTATGTATTTACGATTGGGATAAACTTAACAAAGAAACTCACTACTATACCAATGACACCTAGTGATAGTAGGATGTTTACAAACCAGATGATAAATGTATCTGGCAACAGTGTTAGTACCCATAACAATTGACTCATTATTTAACCTCTATCGGTGATGTACGTCTCGCCAGCTTTCTATATTTGTTAATATCTTTTTTGTAGATCTTTGGTTCATTAACTGAAACACCTGCAGTATTGTTCGTTGGTGCACCACCAACCATACCGTCTTCAGACAAGAATCTAGTAACAATAATCTCTTCTTCAACTAGCGACACGCTATTATCCAACATCTTAATGATGTTGTCAAATTTTTCTTCCATTAACGCAGTTGAACGATCATTAGTTTCATAGTATTCTTTAACTAACCAGAGACCAGCAATAAGACTCTTTAATTTGTTCTCACCACCGATTTTGTTAATGATCTTTTTCATATTAAAAACAAGACGATCCAAATACGAGTATGCATCTCTCTCTTCAGTTGTTTTGAGAGAACTAGACTTTCTTAAAACCTTGCCTGTCTTATCGATGATACCAAGTTTATATGCCTGTGTATCTTCGAAATTAGTGACCATCATTGAGAGGATCTTATAAGCAAT